CGGCCTGTAATCGTGCTGTACCACAAAGCACGCTTTTGCCCCGTCGGCGTAGTCCATCAGTCCCGCAATATCCCCCCGCAAAAGAAAGTCGCAGTCCATAAACACAGCCCAGCCGTCGTACCCGGCGAGGTATGGGGTCAGGAAGCGGGTAAACGAAAACTCCGTAGACGACAACGGATCAAACTCCCGCCAGTAAAGGCCACGCTCCCGAAGTTCTGACTGTTTGATGGGCTGGATGTCTAACGGAATAGAGGCGTGCTTCAGCAGGCTCTTGCGGCATACTTGATACGCAATGTCCTCGCGGCTGTCCCAACCGATAAATACCTTCACAGTTTTTCCTCAAAGTCTATGTAACGCCATGCTAAATACTCGGGCGTCACGGCGTAAACGTCGTAATCGTAACCCCGAGCCGGGTCTAACTGTTTGCGCACAATCCAATCGGCAAACGTCGTATTAACGTCCACTAAAGCAGCCACCGTCATGCTGTGATTGACCAGAAAGTACCAATCAGGCCGAGGGTGCGCGTTGTCAAACGATGCCTTGGCGCAGATGGTTGCCGTCTCAAACGGCCACTCGCCAAACTCAAAGTCACGCTTTAGATGCTTGACCTCTATGCGCTTATCACTGGCATAAATGTCGCCCTTATCGGCGTATTCTTTGCGGTCGGCAAAGTTGGCACGCAGCCGACGCTGCGGGAGCGTCACCGTATGCCCAAGGTTTAGCAAGTAAGTCGCCACTACGATTTCAGCAGGGCGACTCGCCCGAAACCTTGCCTCAAAGTCAGAATGGGGCGTCAAGGTCATCCCAATTGTCCTCGTTTAACTGCGGCTTCTTGGTCGGTTGACGCTGCGGCTCACCGCCACGCGACAACTTGCCCTCACCCTTGGCCTCTATCTTCAGGCTCATAAACTTATCGCCTGTTTTCTTGCTTGCCTTTATCCATGCCGAAATGTTGTAGTCCACGTTGTTAATTACGCATGACCCACGGTAGTCGGGACGGTTCGGGTTATCGCCCTTGTCGTTCTTAAACAGCACACCCTTCATGTTTGGATCGTAATTCACAATTTCACCTTTTGTAGTTGCTCAACTTTATTTTCCAACTCACCGAGGAACCACTGCACCTCGGCCTCTAACTCCGCGATGCGCGTGGCGTCACGCGCCATACGCACAATTAGCAATTGCAAATGCTCCGGCAAGCGTGGGTCGTATGACACAAAGTCACACCACGGCGCACCCGTCACCGCCATCTGCCATTGCATTTGCGTGACGTACTTTTCAGGAGGTTTACCAGACAGCACGTACTCCAAATGCGTAGCCGTATTCGGGCATTTAATCTCTATCAACCCGTCGCCCACGAAACCGTCGGGGGATGCGCCAGAGCCGGGAATGTCGTGGTGCGGGATAAACCCCACCTCCTCCACCAACTCGCCTGTCTTGGCGCTATACGCGGCCCGTGCTTGCGGCTCGGTCTGCGTACCCCATTCCATCGCGGCATTGCTGAACATCTCGGTCGGCTTTCCCGTAAGGCGTTCGCAGATCAACTGCGCCATGTAATTTTCACGGCTTGCCGAATACCCGCTCTTGGTCTTGGCTACTACGTCAGCCACGCGGCTGGCGGTTACTTTGCCAAGGCGGGCCGCGAACCATTCCTCGGTGCGCTGCTCCATCGTGCCGCCCTGTAATCGGTCGGTTACAGTTGCCTTTTTCACGCGGCCTCCGGTGGCGGGTTCAGTTCCTTCTTGCGGGCGGTAAACGCATCAATGTGCGTCATGCGCTGTTCCTTGGTGAGCCGCTTAAACAACTTGGTCAGTTCGTCCAGCGATGCAGAACCTGCAATCAGCGCAACAAGATCAGGATCAACTTGCGGTGCAGCACCCTCAGGCGAATCCTCGCCCGCGTAGATGTACAAGCCAAGGCCGAACATGGCGATGCATTTGGCAAGGCACCGCATGATCGCGGTGTTGACTGAGAACGCATCGGGGTTCTGAATTGCTCGGTTACGATTGTCCATCACCGGCAACACGCACGTTTTAATGTCGCCCTTTATCTCTACGCTGACCTTCACCATTGCAGTGCCGTCGGGCAGATACATGGCAGGGCGGTCGCTGTATTCGTGCGCCGTCCAACGGGCAGCCGGGTCAATCTTTAGCACCTCGGCCCATGCCCACGCCCACGACAAGTAAGACAAATTGCCTTTCTTCTCAACGTGGTCGTTGACGTTAATTTTTAGTAATTCGCTCATAACCCACCTTCGTCAGTTCTTCGTTGATGATGCTGTTCAGTTCAGCGAGTGCAGCGTTGCATCGTTCAATGCGTTCTTGTTCTTCTTGCTGCTGTAGTTCCAAATCCTGCTGATGCCACCAACTGTTATCATCGTTTTCCATTACGCACCTCCTCGGCTGTCGTGCAGCCACCATCGCATCGGTCAACGTATGCGGCCATAAAATAAACGACCGTCATGGCAATCAATAAAATAATGAAGCGATCTCTGTTTCGCATGGTTTAATCCTCGTAGGAGTGGGAATCGTCAAAGGCTTCGCGGGCAACCGAACGGATGTATTCATGCACCGCGTTCTCGCACAACTCGTAATCAGCCTTGGACATACATTGGATGTCGGCTTTAATGTGGCACGCGATGTATTTGCCATCGCCCTCGGGTGCGTAGCCGAGCAGCCATACCTCATCCACGTAAACCGTTTCGCCGAGGCCAACGTCAGGGTCGGCAGGGTCGTAGGAGAATTCAATCTCTACTTCCCACAAAGTGCCGAGTAGATAAAGTTCCGTGGTACAGGTGTGAGACATATCTGTTGCTCCTAAAAGGAGGCGGGTTTGCAGTCCCCGCCGTGTTGTATTCAAACTGACACCATCATGTCGTAATGACCGCAAATTGTTCGCAAGTAACCGTTGTCAACTTTTGTTACGGCGATTGATTTCGGCGCGTTCTTTGAGTGACGGCGCGCATCTTTAAGCCATTGCGCAACCTCGTTACGAGTGCGCGTCAAAATTACCGGCGTTGTGCGATTTCCCGCATAAACAAATCGCGGGTCGGTGATGCTGATGTATTGACGCTTTTTCATATTTGCTCCTGTTTGTGGATGCGTTGTTTCTGTCGACGAGTTCAGTTTAGCAAACTAAACAGCCTTGTCAACACCCCTAGCAAAAAAAAGTTTAAGCGCCTAAACTCTTGGCTATGGACATCCAGAAATTACTGAACAAATACGGGAGCCAACAGGCGTTGGCTAAAGCCTTCGGGGTGACGAAGGGGGCGGTAAGCCAATGGGTACGCGCTGGGGCGATCCCGGCGGCCCGACTGTGGCAATTGAAGGCAGGGCTAGTAAAGCCCCCACAGGGCCGCTAATGCGGTTATACGGGGCCAGAAACGACAAACCCCCGAGCGGGGGCAACGGGGGCTTGACGCGGCTTGTGGGAAAGCCTTACGCTGAGATTGCAGTTCGGCGTAGAGGACAGGTTAACCGGGCTATACGTCCGTGTCAAACATCCGTTTACGCCTCGGCCTGTCTGGTCGGGGAAACCACGCGCAGACACGGCTTAAATCTTGACCGGGGCGGCCAGCCTCAAGACGCGCAGCGTGTAGCGGGGAAGCGCGAATGGCACCGGGAAACCGGCAAATGTAGCCCGCAGCGGATGGCTCCGTCAGTCATCACTCCGCACGATCCCAGTGAGGCGTTCCTACGTCTCAACCGTGCGGATTCACCATCAGTCATCTACCTGTATAGAGGTTAAACATGGGAGATGAGACGTTATATCCAAAGAGTGAAGTCAGTCAGAAAGACCTCAACCTACAGCACTTGGAAAAAAAAATACTAGATCATTGGGAAGAAAGTTTTAAGGTAAGCCCTATCCAGCGTCTAAAGTACCTTGACGCACTGTTAGCCCGCACAACCGATACCGAACGCACCGAAAGCATCAAGTTTAGGGTGGCAGAGTTGCTCCGTGAGGTGGATGCGGGTCAAGTGCTAGGTGAGCCGCAGTTGGTGACGATGGTGCGGTATCTGTTTGGTGAGAAAGGGCTAAAGCGGTTGCGTGAAAAAGTTAAATCACAACACTCGGATGTGGTGGAGGATATGGCTCATCCGGTGCATCAACGAGGCAAGGTATGAACCCGTCAGCAGCCCTGTTTCACAAGGACTACCAAAAATTCAGTCCCGAAAAAAGAAAGGAAATACACGACACATTGCAGACCCTCATGGGGTTACTCGGCGCAAACGTCGGAGGACACTGCACCTTCCACGATGACCTCTTTGTGTGGTTTCGGAACCTATTTTTTACGCAAGACCCAAGATTTAACGAAGCGTGTGGGAGCCTCAACTTTGTGCTACGCGCACGCCTCTGGCGGCTGTACACCCTATGCTGGGCGTGTGAGCAGGCATTACACGTTGACGGTGCCATCGTAGACATTGGCACTTACGACGGGCGTGCATTGGAAGTCGTGCTGCGGTATCAACGTAAAAGCAGACCCGTATATGCTTACGACTACTTTGACGGCCCTCCGGCTGAGAGCAAGAAATCAGAGCATGGCCCCAATTTGCAACAGCAAGTAGTGGAGAGGTTGGGCGAATGGGAGGCAAGCATTTTTGGTGGTGATATTCGTCACCACGCCGACACGCTTCCCGATCAGATTGCCTTTTGTCAGATTGACCTTAACGACGCGGAGGCCGAAGGATTTGTGTTCCCGTTGGTGTATGAGAGGCTATCACCCGGTGGCATAGTCATCTTTGACGACTACGGCTTTGCTCGGTATCGTGAGTCAGCGGTGATGCACCAAAAGTTCCTTGAAGGCAAAGAGCAAATCTTGGAAATGCCGACCGGCCAAGGGTTATTGATCAAGGCATGAGACACGCAGCACGCCGAGACGGGAACGATGCGGTCATTACACAGGCACTGCGTGCGCAAGGGTTTACCGTCTACGACTACGGCAAGGCAGGCGAAGGCATACCCGATAAACTCGTCACTCGGGCGCTACCCGACGGGGTAGAATGGGTGTGCTGGGTAGAGATCAAGATGCCAAA